ATGACCTGTTTGGAGGGCTGAATAAATTCATTGCCGGAGGCGCGATTGTCTATGCTGGTAAGCAAGCGCTCGGCGCAGTCGTTGGATTCGACAGGCTAGAGCGAGGCATGACGACGCTTGAAGGATCGGCTGGCGCGGCAGGTATTCGCCTTGATGAATTGCGTGAAGCCGCGCGCCTTCCTGGCCTTGATTTTGAGCAGGCCGTGCGTGGAGACATTCGCCTTCGCTCAGTTGGAATCAGCGCGGAGCTTTCCAAGAAAGCGATGATCGAGATGGGCAACGCGCTCTCGCTCGCAGGTGGCACGGCAGCGGATCTCGACGGCGTGATACTGGCATTAACGCAGATCGCATCTAAGGGCAAAGTCAGCGCGGAAGAAATCAATCAGATCGCTGAGCGTGTCCCACAAGTCCGCGCGGTGATGATGGATCTGTTTGGAACTGCCGACACCGAGGCTATCCAAAAAATGGGCATCAGTGCTCAAGACTTCATCACGCAGCTAATCTCAGGATTCAGCAAATTGGACCGCGCGACCGCTGGACTTGATGAAGACCTAACCGACATCGCTTCATCGTTGAATATGGCGATTGTCGAGGTTGCTGGACCGCTTGTTAAAGACTTGGTTCCTGCCTTTCGTGAACTTGCTACGACCATTGCGGATAACAAAACGGCAATTGCTGACTTTGGATCATACGCGGCATCAAGCATCAACGGTCTAATCTCTGACGCTGGGCGGATGGTTGGCGTGATGCGAGAACTTGGCGTTGCTATCGGCGTTGCTGATCCTTTGAAAGCGACGACTGGACGCGGCGGCGGCGGCGGCGGATTTACTCGCAATACATCTAAAGGAAAATCAGCGATATTAGCCAATCCAACACAAGCAGCAAAGGCAGCATCGAAGCCGCTGACGCCTGTTGATTTCGATAAGATCGCAACCGCTCAATTAAGGCTCGAAAAACAGAAGCGCGATGCCGCTCTTGAGCAAATGACGCTAGGCCAAAAGATCGGAACCATCCAAGCCGAATTGACGAACGCGATAGCAGAGGAAGCCGCACTTCGCGCAGACTTCGCGCCGGATGCCGAGCGAATCATTGCCGCAGAAAGCCGCAAGGTGGAACTGCAAAGCGAACTCGTCCGGCTACAGAAGCAAAGCGCAGATGAAGCAGCACGCGCGGCAAAGACCGCTGAAGATGAGGCCAAATCGAAGCGCGACTCTCTCATGAGCCTATCCGCTGAGATGAAGGACTTGGAACTCCGCGCCGCTGGACGTGATCGTGAGGCCGATGTCATCCGCGAGGCTGAACGCATCGAGAAACAGGCTGGCGTCGATCAAATGACAGCGCTGCGGATTGCCGAGCGCATGATTGCACTCAAGGAAAAAGGCAGCGCTCTCGACCGTGGAGAACGTGCGGAAGGCGAGCGGAAAAAGATCATCTCCCGTCGTGACGGTTCCACGCTTCCGAAACAGTCTGGCAGGTTCGGGAACCTTGACGATTACTACCGCTTGCAGCAGAAGCGCGAGGTTCCTCTTGATGAGCGATTTGCTACGCAGAAGGCACGAGGCGGCGGCGCAGGCCTTCCCATCGGTCAAGGCTCATCTCTTGTGCCGCAGTTCAACGATTCACTCGCCGGACGCACAGCCGCCAACCGCGCTGCGATGGCTCAAGATCTAGGCGAGAAATCATCGCCAAAAAACAAGACAGATGAGCAGATTCTCCAAGTGCTCATCAAGGGACTACTCGGCCAATAGCTATGTTCTCACCTCTCACCATTCAAGGCAAACGCGGCCTTTTCAAGACTTCCGACAATCGCACGCGGATCGTTCGCTCTCGCACGTCTGCGGATGAACTGGAAGAGACATGGAGCGCAGACTATCCTGATTCAATTGTCCCAGGTGACATTCATCCAGAACGCCCAGGCATGATCGTCGATAGAGTCGTGGCAACCGAGGACGTGCCATGCATTGAAGGCTCGCAGCCTGGAATCTACTATCTCGATGTCTCGTCACTCGGCAGCTATGACAACGCGCAGGCAACAAAGGTTCTCAGTCGTGGTAAGCGCAACACCGTCACCGCTGGCTTCGATGAGCGCACCGTTCGCTATCTGACATGGCTCGCAAATTGGCGCTCATGCACGGCTGAGGAGACGGACAACACGGTCATTTGCGCTCTCCATGCTTTCGCAAACGGGCAACGGGTGATCTTCGCTCGCATCACTGGCGGCGCTGGCATCACTCCGCTTTCCGCATCTGCTCTTGGCGTGATCTACTACGTCATAAACCGCACAGCTAACACGTTTGAAATATCGCTGACGGCTGGCGGTAGTGCAGTCAATATCACGACCGACATGACGGCAGGCGAAGTGATCGCAGCTGAATTTGTGATCGGAACTCCGCACGCGAGTTACCCTTACATGTATCTCACGGATGTAAATTGCTCCGACGATTACACCGATTGGCAGATTGTTGACTGCCAATACAAGGGACTTGAGACATATAAGCCATTCCAGCGCATCATTACTGTCAACGGGCAGCAGATGTCATCATCCTCGCCGATTGTCTGGAACTGGCCTTTCTCAGGATGGAGCACCCCGAAGAACTCAAGCGTGCAACTACCGAGCCTGCAAGTCGTTGATATGCATGTAGTGAATGCCGCGCTGACTACTTCGGACGTGCCATCTGTCTCGACGCCATACGACCCGCCATCGGTCCAGTCTGTATCAGTCTGGGGCAGCGACGACGAGCTAATCTATAACTGGCCGAACGGATGGAGCAAACTCGCTGAGGAGCACGTTGAAACAATAAACGTCACGCTCGCGATTTCCATAAAGAGGGTAGTCTATCAGTATATATGGCCTTACATGCTCAAGTAATATGACCGCTAAAGAACTCACAGAAGACATCAAAAAACTCGGCGAAGTCCTTCTCGCTGACTACACCGACAAGCCGACGGTTAAAGCCGTGATTACCGACATGCGACCAGTTAAAGCGGTCGTTTCTGTCAAGGCTACTGGATTCAAGCCAACTGAGTTGATTCTCGCGATTACTGGCGAAACGCTGGCGAAGGCATGGCAAACAGTCTGGCCTTTCAATATGCACGGGCGGCATCCAGAGAAGGCAATCCGCATCTCGCAAGACGGCAAGAGCGTTCTCTTTGAACTCTACTTTGCCACGCTGACTCTAGAAACTCCCGACGAACTTACCTAATGCCGAAGCTAGGATCAGCGAAAGAGCCGATACGCATCACACGCGAGCCGGAAGCACTGGCACCGTGGCGAAAGTGGATGCTCTCTAACTTGCTCAAGATCGCAAAGGCGGCTGGTGCTGAGATACAAATCGACGGCGCAAAGACTGCAAGCAATAGCGACGGCGCAAAGCGTTTCCGCATTGATACTGGAGCGTCTTCGGCGGCGCTCGATCCTCTTTATGTAGAAACGAATGGAGTAGTTACCGCTGGAACTATTGGCGGCGTCACGCCCACTATTGGCGGCGATCCTCTCGATGACTCACCACCTCCCGCGCTCACCATCGGCAGCGGGACCAAATACATCGTTGTCACGATTAACCTCACTCTCGAGGTCGATGCTGGTGTCTATGTCGAGGGTTACTCAGCAATCACATCAGTCGTCATCGCGGCCACGACTACCGACCCCGGCTCCGCTGGCATGCTTAGCACCGACGGCGAATTCAAATTCAAGATCGCCACCTTTGTCGATGGGGCGAAAACCGCGCAATTCATCACCGGCAGCAAGTCCATCCAGGTCTGCGATGACGGCACCGGCGATGCTCGCGGCGCGCTGAACCTGATCACCATGTAGCTTATGTCCTGCCTCACGCCCTGCATCACGACGCACCTTGAGGTCCAGCACGCTAGCGGCTCGGCCACGGCGGGCCTGTGCTACCTCTACTACGACGCGGAAGACGACAAGTTTTACGAGACGATCAAGAACACCTACAACTTCGCCAACGGTTCCTACTTCGTTAGTGCCAGCCAAGGCGGCGGCATTATCACCAACGAAGAGGAATGCCCTGCACCCACCGAAGACACCGACTACGATCCCGAGTTCGCCTACGGCGCTTACGTTGACGAGACGGAAGAGTTTCTCGACGAGGCCACGCCTCCCACCGCCGGAGACGCCATCGGGGCGCTCGTCTGGGAAGATTCCGACGCGGATCCTGTCGTCCCGGAAGACCTCATCGGTTTCATCTCCGAGGCATGGCACGGCCAAGCCATCAGCGTCTCCGTCGCCAACGAAGCCAGCGCTTCCTTTGGCTTTGCCAGCGCGACCGCCTCCCGCGTCCGCTTCCGTTATGTGCGCGGCTATCACGCGGTGGACATCACCCTACACTGGACCGACAGCGCCGCCGTCGAGGGCCAGCTCCCCATCCCGCTCGACGGGAGCTGGTCCGCCTGGCTCACCGCCAGCGGCGAGGAGGAAATCGTCAGCGCCATCCTCAAAGGCGGCAAATACGCCAACCCGTAGCTGCGGGCCGCAAGGCCGCTCGACGTGGGAAGGCGGTCAAGTTTCTGGCGTGGGAGCGGTTTTCTGGCTTGCGGAAAGCGGACGAAAAGAGATAATACAGCCTCTACACTACTGCCCATTGATCGAGCCGCGAATGGGAGGAAGAAGGCACCGGATACAGCCCCGTTTCTCACAAGAGAGCGGGGCTTTTTGTTTGACTGGTTTCCCCTTTCAGCTTTTCAGCATCTCAGCCTTTCAGCTTTTTCTTTTCAATGTCTCGCATGCCTCTCATCCCCCAAGCCGGACGCGCACTCTGGCACATCCTCCACGGCTACGCCGCCGCGCTCCCTCCCGGCCCACTCTCCGCCGAGCAGCTCCACCACGCCGAAGCCTGGCTGCAAACCTTCCACGAAGCCCTCGCCCTCGCCGGCGGCAAACGCTGCTCCTGCCACCACCACTGGCCCCAGCTCCTCGCCGAGCATCCCCCGATCTTTACCACCGGCGCGGCCTTTTATCAATGGACAGTGGACATGCACCACCGCGTCAACGCCAAGCTCGGTAAGCAGCCATGGCCGAACTCGGGATCGTAGTCGGTGTCTTCGGTGGGTGCAGGGCATTCCTCTTCGTTGGTGATAATGCCGCCGCCTTGGCTGGCACTAACGAAGTAGGAACCGTTAGCGAAGTTGTAGGTGTTCTTGATCGTCTCGTAAAACTTGTCTTCCGCGTCGTAGTAGAGGTAGCAGAGGCTGGCGGTGGCGGAGCCGCCTGCGTGCTGGACCTCGATGAAGCTGGTGATGCAGGGTGTGCGGCAGGACATGGAAGAAAAGCTGAAAGGCTGAGATGCTAAAAAGCTGAAAGGGAACCACGGCCTTGCGGGCGCAGCTACAGGCTGACGAAGCCGAGGGAGCCGCGCGCCTCGCCGGTGCCGTCGTCGCAGACTTGGATGGATTTGCTGCCGGTGAAAAACTGCGCCGTTTTCACGCCATCGACGAAGGTGGCGAGCTTGAGCTTGAATTCGCCGTCGGTGCTGAGCATGCCGCCATCTCCGGGATCGGTGCTGGTGGCGGTGATGACGACGGAGATGATGGCCGAATAGCCATCGACATAGACACCGGCATCGACCTTGAGCGTGCTGTTGATGGTGACGACAACATAGTCGGTGCCGCTGCTGGCAATGGTGAGCGTGGGAGCTGGGGAGTCGTCGATGTCATCGCCGCCGATCGTCGGGGTGACGCCACCGATGGTGCCGGGGACGACGGAGCCGTCTGCGAGGACAAAGAGCGGTGGTTCGCTGGCGCTGCTGCCGCTGCCGCCGCTGACTTTGAAGGCCAGCTTCCCGCCGGTGCCGGTGCTGGCGCGCTGGGCGCCGTCGATCTCGACTTCGACACCGGCGGCGCGGGCGATCTTACGGATCGCGGTGAAGACCCATCCCTTCCATTCACGGAAGTTGGTGGGGGGGCGTTCGAGTCGGACTTTGGGGGTTTCGGCGGAGGAGGATTCGGCCATGGGATCAGCCTGGAGTGAGGTTACGCGGGAGGTCGATGGTGATGCCGTAGAGGCTCACATCGAGGAGCACGGTGCGACCGTCGGCGGCGGTGGCGATGGACTTGGGATTGCAGGCCATGACGACATTCTCCGGCCACACGCCAAGCTGTGCGGCTTGGAGGGCATCCCGCGTGATGAGGGCTTTAATGGTCTCGTCAGGGTGGCCGGTGACGGCGATGCCGATGCGGTATTTGATAGGCTTGTCACCGAGCTTTGAGAGGAGCACGGTGGGCTTGTCGGTGATGCCAGCGACGAGGGACTGCGCGAAGGTTTTGAGATCGGCTTCGAGTTCTTTGAGTGTGCGGTTCATTGGGGGAAAAGCTGAAAGGCTGAAAGGCTGAAAAGCTGAAAGGATTAGCGGAGGAGGATGGGCCAGATGTATTCGTAGACGCGGCGTTTGAGGTGGACGCCGATTTGTGAGTTGAGGGTATCGACGTGCTCTTCGGCGAGGGATGACCAGCCGGAGGGCCAGTTGTAAACGATGGTGTCGTCGGTGCCGAAAATGAAGACGCTGCGGACGCTGGGCGGTGATGGCGGGGAGCCGCCTTCGCCTTGGGAATAGGGAATGGTGGCGGTGCCGAGGGTGTAGGTGGTGAGGTAGGTATCGACGACCTGAATCTGTGGGAGTTGGACGTTGCTGTAGCGCGGGGAGCTCCAGCCATCCGTGAAGTCCCAGATGATTTTATCAGAGCTGCTGGCCTGCTGGCCGTTGACGGTGATCATGCGGCGGTAGGGCTTCGATTCTTCGAGGCCGAGGTAGTTGGCACGCACGCGCTGCCAGTCGGTGTTCGTGTCCGATTTTTCAAAGGACGCGAGGAACATGGTGGCATGCTGCGGGTGTGACGCACCGAGGGCGAACTGCGCGTCGATGACCTCGCCAGCGGTGAGGTTTGTGGTGATGTCCACCGCGCTGCCGCCTGCGGTGAGGGCGATCTGAAATCCGTCGGCGGTGGCATTGATGACGAAGTAGATCGTGCCGAGGGAGAAGCTGCTTTGTGGCGTGATGCCGGTGCCGCCGGTGAGGCGGGCGAAGACGATGCGGGTGCCGTCCGTGAAGGCGTGGCCGTCGCAATCAATGCGGTCGGTGCTGGCGGTGCCGGTGCATGACTTCCAGCGCGCGGCCCATGTGAGGTATTCAACTTGGCGCTCGTCCCAGCCTTCGCCGACGGTGCGGCGCTCGCCGTTGTTGGTGATCTTGGTGGGGCGCGAGCTGTTGTGTGATCCCTGCCAGGTGCAATCGACGCTGTAGTCGCCGGGGGTGCCTGAGTCTGGGAAGGCGGGATTGATCTCGTCGAAGCTGGCGGTGTCGAGGATGAGGCCGGGGAAGTGCGGATGCGGCGCGCCTGCGTAAAGGAGGTCGTTCGGAAAGGAGTCGGCGAACCAGGTGTCACTGCGCTCATCGACATCGTTTTTGGAGATGCGGATGGTGGGGCGCGGTGTGCTGCGCATGAAGGTGCCGGTGCGGCCTTGGATGACTGTGAGAGCGAAGGGCATGAATTGAAAAAGCTGAAAGGCTGAAAGGCTGAAAGGTTAGAGGAGTCCGGCTTGGAGGACTTTAATGACGTCGTCGAGCGTGGCGCCGCCGGTGGGGCCTTCGCCGGTGCGGTCCTGCTGAGACGCGGCGCGGGTGGCGCGGTCGGAGAGGGAACCGCCGTCGATGCCGAAACGACCGGCGACCGGGATGCCACCGGGGCGACGGCCGGAGAGTGAGTTGTTACTGACGGGGACGAGGGCGGTGCTTTGGCCGATGGGCAGGCCTGCACCGCCGCCGCGTGCCTTCCGCGTGGCGAAGCGTTCGTCGAGTGTGACCTCGCGCTTTTGCTGGAGGGCGTAATAGTCGTCGAGCGTGCCGAAGCGGCCGGACTGCTTGGCGAAGGTGGTGCCGTCGCGGGCGGAGACGATCTTTTTGCGTCCGGACTTTTCGCCGCTGCCGCTGCTGGCGCTGGATTTGTTGTCGAGCGCGGCGGCTTTTTCTTTGAGGCTGATGATCTCACGCGCGGCGGCGAGCGCGAGCTGCTCGCTGATGCCGGTTTGTTCCTGAATGCGTTTTGCCTCGCGCAGTAGGTCTGCCTCTTTGGCGTGGCCCTGCGCGCGCATCCTGAGATCTGCAAGCTCCTCACGCACGCCATCCCGCCCCTTCATAACCTCCTTAATTTCATCCGCTTTCGCCTTGGCCTCATCCGCTTTCGCCTTGGCCTTTTTGGTGATTTCGGCGCGGACTTTGGAGTGCTCTTCCATCTCCTTTTTCTGAAGGCTGACGAGTTCGCGCTGCAGTTCGACGCGCCTGGTTTCCGCCAGGACTACTTCGAGCTGTTTCCCGTCCTCTTGCGCCTGAGTTGCCGCGATGCCAGCCAGCGCGATCTGCAATTGGATTTCTTTCATTCGCTCCGCGATGGGGAGTTGATCCCTTTGGAGATCATTGAGCCGCTCTTGAGCATTGATTAGCGTTTCAGCATCACGCTCCGCAGCTTTCTTGCTTTTAGTATCTTCCGGCACCATGGGCGCGGCTTTCTTTGATTCTTCTCGCTTTTCAGCAGACGCAAGTAGTTCACTGCGCCTGAAATCGCGAACAAAGCCCCCACCTCCGCCACCTTGTCTTACAGTGGGTTTGCTCTTATCAATCACATGGATTGCAACACCAAGCTCTTTCAGCAAATCAAGAAGTCTTCCAGTGTCTGCAATGAGACCAACGATACTCGCCGCTGCATAAGATCCGAAAGCGGCGATCTCTGTTTTGTTGTCACTAAGCGTCGTCGCTAAATCTCTGAATGCAGGCACCAATTGTTTCACAAGAGGTCCACCTGCAGCAACCGTGATTTGATTCATGGATGAGCCGATGTCTGACAGATCTTCATCAAGTCCCGCTGTAGCGCGGGAGAGAGAGGAAAATCCACCGATCAATCGATCGATGAACACCTCGGCCTCCATGTTCATCTTTTGGAGCGCCTCAGTGTCTGCCGTGCCGAAAATATCTTTCATCACGGCGCGCACTTGAGGCACACGCTCGGCGATTTGGTTGATTTCTTCGGCACTTACTTTCCCCTTTGAGACGATTTGTGTGAGAGCGAGAATAACACCATCGAGATCCGATGCGCTGCCGCCCGCGAGAGAGAGAGCATTGCCCATCTCAACCAGCGAGCGCTTGGACAGGTCTGCGCTAAGTCCGACGCTTCTCAGCCGGATGTCTCCCCTGACAGCTTGCTCAAAATCGAGCCCTGGAAGACGACCGGCCTCACGCAATTCTTCCATACGCGCCGATGTAGCTGAAGCTGAGCCTTCAAGAACTTCCATCCCCCGTGTGAGACGATCAATCCCCACTGTCGCCACTAGAGCTTGACGACCCGCAAGAATCAAGGCCCCGCCGGCGACGAATCGACCGATTCCGCCGAAGAGATCGTTACCAAGTGTCTTGCCTTTGGCGCGAAGCTCACCCTTAAACCTGTCGAGATCCCCTTGAGCCTTCGCAAGAGATGCTTGATACTGGCTGATCTCCAGACGGAGGGAGGCTTCAAGGGCGGACATGGGACAGAGGTGGGAAAAGCAGATTAGCGGCGGCGGAGGCCGGTGGTATTGGCGAGCTTGTCAATGTAGGCCTTCCACATGCGGTCGAGGGCATCGGCGCGGCGGGTGATGGCCCACTGAACGCGGCGCTCGATGTCGCGGACTTGGCGGGCGAATTTGACCTCATTGCCCATGGTGATTTCGAGCTTGGTGCCGGTGATGATGACTTTCAAATAGCCGGGGGCGGGGAGGGAGCCGACGCCGGTGGGGAGCTTGGCACCGAGGCGCTGCAGGCCTTCCCGCCAGCCGGAGGCCATCCACCACACGTGGCCTTGCTCCTTCTTGATGTAGGCGGAGAGCGCGGTGGGGTCGGTGACGAAGTAGATGGCGTCGCGATTGTCGCGACGGCGGCGGCGGCTGCGGCCGGGAGGATTCCGGCGGTGGAGGGTGCCGTCGTCGAAGGGGCCGAAGGATTTCCCGGCGGCCTCCCGCAGGATGGCCTGCGCGGCGGTGTCGTCGTGCTGCTGATGGAGGAACCAAAAGGCGGAGGCTTTGGCGGGGGTGTGGATGGCCTCGTAGGCGTCCGACGGGGTGCCGTAGAGGGAGCGGATGTCGGCGGCGACTTTGTCGCGTCCCTGCTTCCCGGCGGCGCGGCCGGTGACACCGGCGGAGGCTGGGGGCGTGAATTTGGCGACGTTGGTGAAGATGATCTTGGCCTCTGCCTTCAGGAGGTCGGGCAGGAGTTTTTTCGAGGAGGCCGCCATGCGCTGGAAGGCGATGCTGTGGCGGTCTGAGGTGATCTCCATGAGGAGACTGGGGTGTCAAAAATGAAGTGCTTAGTGCTTAGTGATCAGAACGTCCGATGCAGCGAACAACGGCCTAGCCGTTGTCGCTGATCTCTTTGTTCAGCCTTGAGCGCGGTCTGTGAGTTTGCGATACTCATCGAAGAGGGCGACGGTGCGTTGCTTCGCTCCCTGTCCTTCGTCGTGCTGCTTATGCCAATAAACCCACTCGTAGCCGATGGCATCGCTTCCTTCGATCTGCTCGCAGAGTCGTTTGGAGTTTGCGTGCCAGTCCACAAGAGTGGTGTGTGATGCAAGTTCTTGAGCGGCTCTGTGAGCCCACTCCTCCAATGGTGTTTGTGTTTTCGTCGTCATGTGTAATTCGAGGCTGAACAAACCTACTGCTGGCAACGGGCCGTAGGCAGTGGGTTTGTGATTGCGGTGTCCTCTCCGGCCCGTGCCAGAGTAGGAGCGTTCGGCCCATTCAACGCGGCGAGGATTACATCCACGATTGGCTGTGTCGGATCGGTGCCGTCGCTGCGGTATTGCTCCCAACCCTTGATGTCTGCCGAGGGCGGGACCGTCACGGTTAGGATCAGCCTTCCCGACTCGTCGCGGATCGTTCCCCAGTCGTCGCACAGCGTCCGTGCGTGGTGGAGCTTACCGACCCAAGGCCGAACAATGCGCCGATCCGAACCGCCGCGAATATCTTCTCCGCATTCGCGGCAGAAATCTTCTTCGTGAGCTTTTGAGAGTTTGTGAGTGCAGTGCATGGCGGTCGGATAGCTAAGCGTTCTGCCCAGACTTCGCGCACGGTTCGATTGTCCCGCCGCAGTGGTGGCACCATGAGTCCCCGCAGAGGACGCATTCCGGCCCGTTGTGCGTCCCGGATTCGAGCGCGAAGATGTCCACTTCACCATCCTCGTCGCGTTTGAGTTTGTGACCAGCCGCCTCCAGCGCGATGTGGAAGTGGTGCGTGAGCGGCACGACAATGCCGCGCGTGGCTGGTGGGGAGGTGGGAGCGACGCGCGGCATGCGGGGGAAATGGGATGGAGATGTGAGGGCGGGAGAGCGGTTAGGCGGCGGCGGCGTCGTGGGCGACGTATGGGAGGTATCGGAGCTTGGGATTGAAGGCGCCGGGATCGCGGGAGATGGTGATTTCAGGCTCCATCATTTCGAGGAGCTTGGTGTCGTCGCGCGTGAAGCCGAACACGGCGCGGCCGCCCTGGGCGAAGTGAGCGCATGCGGCGATGTTTTGACCGCCGAAGGTTTTGGCGAGGCCGGCGAGGAGGCCGTTGCTGTCGGCGATGACGGAGCCGGTGAACTCGATCATGAGCGCGCTGGTGTCCGTGCGGGTGCGGACGATTTGGTTGAGGGCGTCGGCGGAGACGTGGGCCTTGGTGTCGATCTTTTCCTGCACGGGGGCGAACTTGACGTTGTCGATGAGGACGCCGGTTTCGCCGAGCTCGATGACGTTCCATGCACCGGGATTTCCGAGGGCACCTTGGGAGAGTGTGGGGGAGTAGGGCATATGCTGAAAAGCTGAGATTCTGAAATGCTGAAACGCTGAAAGGCTGAGGGACTACTGGACGAGGGCGGTGCCTCGGACGATTTTGAAGACGGCTTTGGTGGTGGACTTGGCGACGAGGAGAACGACGGGGTAGTCGCTGGTGGCGAGATCGGCGATGGGGGCGATGCCGCCGGCGGTGCCGCTGAGGACGTAGAGGGGGGCGGTCATGCTGAGGGTGCCACCGACGGTGAGGTCGTCGTCTTCGAGGATGACGATGATTTTTTGTCCGGTGCCTGCACCGTTGGCGGCGATGCCGATGGCGGCGGAGGTGGTGGCGGAGGCGTCGCAGTCGGCGAGCTGGTAGAGGCCGTTGCTATCCAAATAGACGACTTCACCGGCGGTGATGGCGGCACCGGCGGTGCCGTTTCGATCGAGGCGCGCGCGGGCACCTGGGATGACGGAGGCGGCGGTGATGCTGAGATCCGTGGCGGTGGCGCTGAGGGTGAGGGCAGCGAGGAGGAGGAGGCGGAGGAGGTGGCGCATGAGGGGCAAGGATGAAGGATGAAGGATGAATGATGGATGCTGATCCAGGCGATGGTGAGGGGATGTCAAAGGACGCGGGCGGCGGCGACGTGGAAGTCGAGGGTGATGTCGTAGTCAATGCCGTGGTTTTCGTTTCGCTTCGGCGGGGAGGTGGTGACGATGGGCTGGTTGAGGTAGGCCCATCCGTCGAGGCGGGCGCTGTCTTCGGCGGTGAGCCAGGTGCGGAAGGCGTCCCAGTCCTGCAGGCGGGCGGCGATGGCGCGGCACCAGGTGCGGGCGGATTCTTCGGTGGTGTGGGTGCCGACGCTGGCCCCGCCGGCGGCGGCTTTGACGATGGTGCGGAGGCGGACGTTGAGGAGGATGGTCTTGCGGGCGGAGGTGCTGCCGTCCTGCTCCATGGCGGCGAGGAGGAGCACCGGGGGATTGTGGGTGATGTTTTCCCCCATGGCGTTTTTCGGCAGGGTGGCGTCGGCGGGGACGCCGGCGGTGATGCTGTCGGCATGCGCGAGGTAGTCGCGGTAGAGCGTGGCGAAGAAGAGATCGGGCGTGGTGTCGTCGAAGTTCATTATGCGAAGGGGGTGGTGGCGCGGATAACCCAGACGGGGGAGTGGGCGGCGTCTCCGGCGATGCTGGTGAGCTTGTAGCTGCGGCCGGCGTATTCGATGGCGTCCCGCGCGGCGTCGGGGGCGGTGGGGACGAGGGATTTGGGGATATGGACGTCGAGGGTGCGGACGTGTGGCACGTCGAACTCGTCATGCTGGAGGCGGTTGTCGCCGTCTTTGAAGAGGCAGCCTTTCAGCACATGGCGGGTGGTGCCGACGATGAGGACGAGCGTGCGCTGCGGGGTGGTGCCGAAGGGGGAGGCGGCCATGCCGCGTGAGACGGCGGCGGCGAAGGCTTGAGGAGACATAGAAAAAGCTGAAAGGCTGAAATGCTGAAACGCTGAAAGGATCAGGCTGACGGTGGGCGGGTGATGTCAAAAAAAAGCGCCGTGCCCCCAACCAAAAAGGGCACGGCGCTGACTGCGCATGAAGGCCGGACTTGAGTCCGGAGATGTTTAGCCGATGATCGTGGCGAGGTGCTCGGGCTTCACTACCAAGACACCCCATGCGATGCTGACATGGTAGGTGACCATGCGGTAGCCAGGATAGCAGGACAGCTCAAAGGAGAGGCCGGTGCGCGGGTCCGTGATAATCTGGTGATCGGTAGCGAGGTCGCCTTCTTTTGGCAGTGCTGGGAGGCGTGTGCCGAGGAGGATGGAATTGCGGCTGAAGACGAGATTGCGGGCGGATGTGGCGAAGACGGTGATGGCACGGGTGGCAGCGCCTTGAGCCTTACGAAGGCCGGGAGCGGCGAGCGTGATGGTATCACCCGAAGCTGGGTTGGCACCGGCAAAGGAGACGGAGGCGACGACGTATTTGTTGGTGTCGTTGGCAAAGGTGATGATGTCACCGGCGGCGACGACTCCGGTGCCTGCGGTGGCGAGCGGGATCACCGTCTGACCGACGGTGAAGGCTGCGCTGGAAGACGTGGCGGAAGCCATGGCACCAGCGGTCGGCGTCTGGACCTGCGCAGACTCACGGATGTCCATGCCGTAGAGATTGCCGAGAATGCCTTGACGCAGGAGGCTGCTGTCACCGGCTTCGTTGACCTTGAAGAGGTTGCTGGTGCCACGAAGGGCGACGCCTGCGGTGGTGTCGATGACGGCATGGCGGTCGGACATGGGAGCGCCGTTGTCGTCGAGGATTTTCTTGGCGTTGGCGAAGTCGGCCAGGACGGGGGCGGTGCCTGCGGTGGTGCCATAGGCACGGGAAGCGCCGAGATAGCCATAAGTGGCGATGTCCGCTTCGATTTCATTGGAGAGAGTGCGGATGGCCTGGGCAATTTGATCCTGCTGAATCGTTAGATAGCCTGCGCCAGTATCCACACTGCCCTGTTCTTCGCCGGTCCACGAAAACGGCGCAAAGCGAGATTTTTGGATGGTAAACTCTTTGTTGCCGATGGTCTGATCTGCCGCCGATGGGAGAGCCATGGCGGGTGTGACGTTTCCAGCGGCAGAATTGGCGGGCGCGACGGGGCTGCGCATGCTGGCATTCAGTGCGCAGCGGTCGGCGCGGGGATCGCGCTGAACGGCTGGAATGAAGCCGGTGAGCTCGCGACTGACGACGTCGAGGGCGGCGTAGAAGTCGGGAATCAGATTGGTGAGCGTGTTGGCGAAGCAGTCACCGGCGGCACGGCTTTGAGGCGTGTGATTGAGGCCGAAGGTGATGGCTCCGCCAGCGACGAAGGCGAGCGTGGCGAGTTCAAAACGACCTTGCATGGCAAGGGCGGCGACCATGACGGTGATGGCGATGGTGAGGAGGGCGTTGATCAGTTTCATGTATTTGGGGGATCTAAAGGTGGAGACTTGTGGAGGTGGTGATGGGCGGTGAATCAGTCTTCGGTGAGCTTACCGCCGGCCTTGAAGAACTCGGCACGGGCGAGGGCGGAGAGGTTGTTGAATTCACTGCGGGTTTTGAGCTTCGGGTCGCCTGCGTTTTTTGGTGGCGCGGGCGGAACCGGAGGATTGCCACCGGCGGCGGCGGCGGGGCCGTTGGTGAGGAGGGCGGTGATCTTGGCGAGCTCGGTTTCGAGGGTGGTGATCTTGGCGTTGGCGTCCTTTGTGGCGTCGGTGATGCGGGCGGTGAAGGCGGCTTTCACGGACTCGTCTTCGAAGTCGATGACGATGTTTTTGGGCGCGGGCTTGTGGGCGGTGATGGCAGCGGTGAGCTGGTCTTCGGTTTCATCACCCTTGACGGTGATGCCGACGAGTGAGGCGAGGGCGAGGAGTGCTTTCATGTTTGTGGGGATGGAGGGCGCGAGGGGCGACGATGGCGGTGGCGTGTCAAAGAGGGCGGCGGGGAGCATGGTGAAGAGAGGGCTCCATTCCGCTTTGAAAGCGCGTGCTTTGGTTTTGGCATTGGTGCGCGTGGCGAAGCCTGCGGCGACGGCCTGCTCTCCGAAGAACCAGGTGCCCATTTCGGTCTTCATCTTTTCGCGGATTTCTTCTTCGGTGATGGCGAGCTTGTCGCGGTAGATGCCGATGATGCGCTCTTCAAACCCGCGTGTGGCATCGGCGGCGGCTTGGAGTTGATCGGCGTTGCCACGGGCTCCGGCGTTGACGCGGTGGATCATGATGCGGCCGTTTTCGGCGATGGTGCGCTCTTTGGCGGCGAGGATGATGACGCTGGCCATGGAGGCGGCGGTGCCGATGATGTTCATGGTCACGGTGCCAGTGAACTCTCCGATGAAGTCATAGATACTGAGCCCGTCTTCACAACTGCCGCCGGGGCAATCGATATTGAAGGTCACATCCTTGTTTTTATGCGGACGGACAGCCTCAATGAAGGCTTTGGTGGTGATGCCGTAAGCTCCGATTTCGTCCATGAGGTCGATTTCGACACTGGAGGATGCGGCGTTGGTGATGTTGAACCAGGTCTTGTTGCGGGACATGCTGGCGGGCGCATGTCAAAGACGGGCGGGGATGGGCTGAGAAACAAGCGCCTCGCCGAACTCGATCCGCATAGCTTTGCAGATTGAGCAGCCAGGCTGAAACCAAAGATGCCCGCAAGTCGGAGGTGTGATCATGACGCGGTGTCGAGGGCGGCGATGTCTGTGGCGAGGGTTTCGGGGCTGAGGGTGTTGAGGGTGCCGGCGGCGGCTTGGAGGGTCTTGAGGCCCATGCCGAGGGCGATGGCGATGGAGGCGGGGATTTTGACCTGGTCGATGGGGGTGCCGGTGGCCTGGGAGATGGCGAAGCGGATGGAGTTGAGCTTCTGCTGGATGGCGGCGTGGCGGACGGCTTCCCCATCCATGCCGGTGCGGCGCTCGATGAAGTCGTCGGGGGTGATGAGGTTTTCGCCGAGGTTTTCGAGGTCGGCTTTGTTGTCGCGGCCGGCATCGACGGTGGGGTCGGGATCGGTGACGAAGTCGATCTGGTTCCAGTCGGGGACGTTGGCATACTGGAAGAGGGGGCCGCCGGGCATCATGGCGGTGCCGATGACTTTTTCCCAGAGCCATTCGAGGAAGGGATAGAGGCGGGCGCGGAGGCCTTCGTGGGCGCGGGCGACCTGCTGGAGGAGGCCGCGATATTCGACGCCGCCGACTTTGCCACGGGTGAAGATCCATTCGGGTGGATACTTTAGCTCGAAGAGGAAAGGGTGGATGAGGTCGGCGAGGATGTCGCGGAAGGGGATGCCTTCTTGGGGGTTGTTGAAGAAGTTGAATGATTCGTTGTCGGAGAGGGGGAGGAAGACGGCTCCTTCGGCGACTTCGACGAAGCGGCGGCCGGTGTCGGCGGCGGGTGATCCGCTCTGCTCGGCGACGGCGATCTGCTGCATGGCATTGAGCATCTTGCCGTCACGGGTGGTGGTGGCTCCGAGGAGGGCGGCGCGGACTTTGGCGCTGTGCTTGCGGAGGGCTTTGAGGTCGAGGGAGTCGAGGAGGTCGCGACCGGAGGCGAAGATAATGGGGTCGCCGTGATACTGGTGGATGCGGGTGGGGTCTTTAAGATGGAAGATGTTTCGATGGCCCATGCCGTTGACGGCGGGGACGTCGGTGAATTTTTTTGAGGCGGTGTAGCCGGTGGCTTCGGCGTCTTGATTGAGGCGGAGGAGCTGGAGCTGGTCGAGGGCGTTGTATTGGAGGCCGTCGAACCAGCGGAGGGTGCGGGCGTCGGTGGATTTGATGTCGCCATTGGTGAGCTGGTCGCGGCTGACGAGCTGGATCTGGAAGGCGCGGCGGCTGCGGTCGTTGAGGCTCCAGGCGGCTCCGGCGGGCTCATAGACGGGGAGGATGAAGAGCTCGCCATCCCCAAGCATGGCGGAGAGGAGCATGGGCTGGATGGCGAAGAGGGAGTGCTCTTTGCGGATGTCGATGGCGGGGGATTCGGCCCATTTTTTGAAGAGGGCGGTGGCATCGCGACGGAAGGCGAGATCCTGTGAGATGGATTTGCAGCCGATGCCTTTGCCGACGGCTTCGCGGGGGAGCTGCTGGATGCCGTAGCGGACCTGGGGGATGCCTTCTTCGGATTGGAGGAAGCGGGAGATTTCGACAAGGTTTTTACTGCGCTGCATGCGCTCGACGCTTTTGAGGCTCCAGGGGGCGTAGCGCGGGGTGGTGCGGTAGCTGCCGGGGACGGTGGAGGTGGCGACGTTGGTGATGGGCGCGGCGGTCTCGGAAACTGGGAGACTGGGAGACTGGGAGACGGGGAGTCGGGGAGAGCGTTTGGCCATGGGACAGCGGAGGGCGGAGGGCTAAGGGCGGAGGGATCAGCCGAAGACTTCGGCGGGGGCGTAGCCGGGGGCGAAGCGGAAGCCGAAGGGACGGCGGAGGGAGTTGGCGACTTGGCCGGCGATCTCGGCTTCGAGATCGGTGATGGCGGCCTGAACGGCCTGACGGCGCTGCTCGGGTGAGGAGTCGCGGAACTGGGCGCTGTGGGAACTACCCATGAAGGAGGTGGCGGTGACTTCGGCGCCGGAGCGGTCTTCGGCGAGGGCGAGGTATTGGTCGGTCAGCCATTGAAGCTGCGCGGTCTGATTGCCCGGATACTGGATGCGGGCGTGGAAACGAAAGTCTGAGGTGAGGTCTGCGATGTTGACGGCCGCCATGCGGGCGGGGGAGTGTCAAAGGGGGGTGGGATGGAGGTGGGATGGAGGAACGAAAGTCTTTCATGGCCGCAGTTCAGCTTTATCGTTCTCTGACTTGCGTTTACCTCTCGGCCTGCGGAGCGACTGAATCGCTAGGACTGCCTCGTTGGTTATGGTCATGGTGCCATTCTCCCGCTTTGCGACGGTCACACGATTCACGCCGAGCATGGCGGCGACTTCGGCTTGTGTGCCTAGGTGCTCGCGGGTGGCTTTGTAGTCGGTGGCGGTCATCGCATTGCGTGCAGAATATCAAACGTAATGCGAACCCAAGCCAAAAAGCACACTGACAGGACAGCGAACCCACACCACCAAAGAATGCACTCTTTCATTTTGCTCCTTTGCTTGGCACATGATACAGCCGTGCTTTTGTTCCGTTTCATGGAGCCACGCCCCGCACTTTGTGCAGCGTGGTGCTGGAGCTTTTGGAGTTTCACCCACATAACAGCAAGCCACATGCGGACAACCCAGCTTGCCGTCGAGTGGGTTTATTCCCATCGCGGTGCCGCAGGCGGGACATTCCATTTCCTCCTCGTAAGGAGGCGAGCACTCGTTTCCGGGGCATGATGATTCCCCACAGATTGGGCAGGCGTTACTTGATGGCGTCATAGTAGGCGGCGGCTGATTCTGCGGACACATAGAGGGGATGCTCTGGCATACGGGTGCGCTGAGTCTGCTCGGTGAGCATTTCAGTTGCCTGCTCATAGCGAGCGGCAGCTTCCTCGAACTGCGGCGATTGTGTGCCGTGGTCGGCTTGGGCGGCCTGCATCGCCTCATCTGAGCGGCGGCGCATTGCGCTGATTGCGAGGATTGCCTTTTGGCGTGAGGTGGTGAGTTCTGCGAATGGGATGATGGTCATATGGGTGGGATTGGTTGCGTTTCTATTATGTAGCATAAAGCTACATCGTGCAAGTCCTCATTTGAAGATTTTTCACCAACGTCAGAGAACAAGCAGGATGCAGCCAATTCGGCGGGGCGGAGTCGTCGTGTCAGCGGGTATCTATCGCCCGCCTTCATGGCTGATCCTGGTCGTTCCCTGACTTGCGTTTGCGTTTCGGCCTGCGGAGCGACTGAATCGCTAGGACTGCCTCGTTGGTGATGGTCATGGTGCCGTTTTCCCGCTTCGCCACGGTCACGCGGTTCACGCCCAGCAACGCGGCAACCTCGGCTTGTGTGCCGAGTCGCTCGCGGGTGGCTTTGTATTCATCGGCAGTCACGAGCAGTTTGCACGGGTAGCTTTCCAGCAGTTGCACTGATCGCACATCTCATCTGCATCATCCGATTTGCAGGGGTTGTCAGTGCCGTCTGGTAGTATCTCATTGATGATTTCCATCTGCATCGTCGTGCAGTCGGTCGTGTGATAGACGCGGTTCAGTGCATCGTGGGCATCTTCGATGCGCTTTTTCATCCCTGCGTATTCATCCAGTGTGATGCGTAGCCTGCGCAGCAGGCAGATAGGCTTGCCCATCTCTTCGGATGGGATGCCGTTGGCACTTAGCCACTCATGGACGGTTTTGCGCTCGGAGAGCTTGGCTTCGATTTCTTCGGTGCTCATGGCTGGTATTCACGGGTTACAATTCTGGCGTTCTCCTGATTCATCCACCGGGAGGCTTGCGCTTCCTCCAGCGAGTCGAACCACTTGGTTGAGTATTCAACGTCACCTGACGTTTGTGCGGGTTGGGTGAAGACGACGCGATATTGGGTTGTGCTCATGTGTTTATTGTAGCTTAAAGCTACACGGACGCAAGCTCTATTTGAAGGTTTTTTCACCAACGTCAGGGAACCAGACGCTGCATGGAATGCCGCAGGGGCATCTTGCGTGAGGTCGAAGGCTGGAGGTGCGGCATCCATGAGCTAATCGTTATACCCATCCAGCCACACCTTGGCAGCGTTCTCGATCTCGATGAGTTGTTCGTCCACCTTGGCCGAGAAACTGTGGACTTGCTGGCGTGGATACTTCTCTGACCATTCCGCGAGACGG